TGGAGATCTCCTCACCCCAAGGAAGGGAAAATTCTAACAAGAACTTTACCGCCCATAGGACGACGATATATGGTGAAAACCTTATACCTATCCTCTTACGTCTAGTTTAAAGGGACTAGCGCGTTACCAATCTCCTTTTCAGGAGCATTCAATGACGAAACAATTATCGGGTCAGAGTTGAATCCTCCTCTGAACTCCTTAAAGATCTCAAGTTCAGAAATGAACTTTAGAGAAAACTGATCCTTAGCTAAATCTGTTTTGAAATGTCTTAACAGAGAATAACTAAAGGAAATATGCAATCTTGCCTGGTTATAATGGGAATTCCCATTAGTAACTTGTCTTGGCGTAATTGAAATCAGTATCTTAGATAGTTCTTTTTCAAGTTCTATCAAAAGTAGACCTCTTTCAGATGGATCCATCTGTAGGAAGTCTTTACCGTTAAGTATTCCTGAGCCGAAAAACTCAGCAATAAACTTGTGATACTTTTGGTTAGATACAGCCAGTAAGTAATGATAAATTGCTTGCCCTGTGTGAATCTCTGGAATCAAGTGCCATGGAAACTTAGAAGGAATTCCTTCTGGTTTCATAGCTCGTCTCACGATCGCATCTACTAAGGCAGGGTCAATAGGAGGAAAGGGAATTCCCTCAGTCTTTATATGAGCCTGATTTAGATCATTTCCAGCTTTACTTATCTTATCACAGATATTTTCAAGTACAGCTAATCTTAGTATAAAGGAAATTTCCTCGTCTACTTTGATATTACCAAATAGATTAAGTTCAGAAGATAGGAATCCTCTTCCCCTAAGTGCTCTATCTAGCGGAATAACAATGGATCCTAACAAGTCATCCGGATAAATAATGTTATTTATTACCACGGTTTTAAATAGTATGGACCATGCTGGAAATTTCCAGTACGGTTTACCGGACCTTGTTTCAAGGCGCAAGAGTTTAGTAAACAATAATTCGAAGTCGTACGAATTCGTACGTTCCGAAAGATGTAGGAATAATCCTGTTAGATTTAACAGATTATCTCCAATTGCAAGACACGTTCTAGCAGAAATGCGAGATACGTCGTTTCCGAAGTTAACATTTCTTGAAACATATTCCATGCATAGGTTTTCACCTGTAGCCTGTTTACTTTTCAATAAATTGATGGGTATATCTAATTGTGAATACACTTTTAGAACATATCCATCGGGATCATGGCAAACCATGTCATCCCCAACTTCTCCCCATAAAAGTCCGTTAACTGGATTGTTATAATGAGTTACAAAAATGTAATCCATCAATAAACAGGATGTCAACTGAGCGACCTGAAAAGATCCTCTAGTTCCCATTCCTTGTCCAGCCGCATATCTCACGGTTTGTGTTGAATTCTTCACATTCCATGGACATTTAACGACTAATTCCTTCCAACAATCTGAAATTTCAGGACTGTATTTATTTCTAACTACAATTTCTTGAAGTTCTACTCTAAAGCAATCCGTCCAATCCTTACAATCGTAAGATTTGTCACCGATCTTTATTCTTTTAAACATTCTATCGAATCCTTTAGAATGCGAGAAATAGTCGCAGGAATTTGGGTACAATTTCAAAGTCGTTTGAACAAGATCTTGTTCAATCGGTCTAAGAATTGTTTGAGTCCAATAATCAGACATAGCAATAGTTCTCGACTTGTGTCCCGTATCCGGAACAGAAGTAAGTTTTCTTAAGTATATCCCTGAAAGAAGTTTATTTACATAATCTTTAAGAGGGGTTTTACTCTTTTCCTTGTCTGATAAGTTCTCATATTGCAAGTTATAACTAGCTCTTTGCACCTCTGCCCTCTTTTGTATGAATTCATACAATGGAAGGTTGTCAGTGAGTTCGCATAATTTTTTATAAGGTATAGAAAATCGCTTTGTCTCTATTAGCTTTAACGCTTCTAGATCGCACGATTGATTATTTACAACTCCGTTAGGCCCGTTCTTAGTTAAGTCGAGGTTTAGTGTGGTATTCCATACTAAATTCTTGTCAACATTGTTATCTCGAAATTTCTTGATAACAAAAGCCTCAAAACTCTGAAGAAATTCAGGGTCTATTGGTTTACGGGCAGTGGTGATAGAATTTAGTGAAATTTCATTAAAGTCTTCACATAAACGGTGGACATTAAGCATGGATCTCAAGATTTGGTCGCATACGCTTCCTATATCCGTACGATCTCGGGCATTAAAGAATAATGGTCTAGATAGCTGAAAAGCTGTCGGCCACCTATCTACAGGACCTGTAGACAAACGTGGTGTTGTTATTCTGGGATGTTCTTCTCTAGGGCTTTCTAGTAATTGAATACAATAACTAGTAACCTCTTTGAAGAACGTAAAACAAAACGGAATTCTGTTGTGTTTTACTAAATTGTTGTGAAAGGTAATTACCTCAAATAAACAATCCTTAATGCTGATAGTCTTTAGACGAGAGTCTATTACTATCCCTTTCTTCTCTAAACGTGAAATCTCACTTTCAAGAAGTGTCTCTAGTACTTTTTCAAAGATACTAGTATCGTTCTTAATCATACCGAATTCAAGATCTTGCTTACTATCTACAGAATTATCTCCTGTCCCTTCCTTCGAATCCTTAGGAAGGGCAGATTGGTTTTTGGTTTTGACTCTAAGGCTACCTATCATTTCAGTAGCCTCCTTATTTGAGACTTTGAGTAATCTTGCTAACTTTCTAAGCTTTCGCTTATCGATTAGTGGATCACCAAAAGTTGATGGTGGATTAATCTTTTTAAATATCTTATACATAAAATTTTATTTATAAGTGGCCTGTTTACCAAAACAGGTAAAGATTTAAGGTATAATGGCAGGAATATATTTCTATATTCGCCTTACCATTTATACCCGATCCGAGAAATCCAGATACCACTATTGTCATAGTTTCGTTCTGAAGAGATCGCGGCAAAGAAGAGCAGTTCAAAATCTTGAACTTACTCCCGACTCGCATCCTATAGCTCACCCGAAGGGGTAGCCCGGAATACTTATCTCCCTTGTCCATTGGAGGAAATATCCTCCGATGAAGTCGG